CTCTGTGAGAAATTCAATACTCAAGCCAGGGGCATCGTTTGTGATGACAGCATCGCATGCCACTCCCCGTCCCGGTCCCTGCACTAATGGAGACTGTGATGGAATACACACTGGATGAATTCATCGCGACAGTCGCTGACACGATGGGCGTACTGATCAAGCTCGAGGGCATGATCGAGTCAGGGTGGGCTATGGCCCGCTTCGATATGTCGTTTCAGGAGTTTCTCAAAACTGATCGGCAGATGCCTATTGCGAATGCTCTTTTGAAAAAGGCTGAGGAAAAGCCCAAAGAGCAATGCGCTGCTGAAGTGGAGAAGATTCAAAACACTATCTTGCGGCGATATCTCGCATCCCATCGAGTGCTTCAACCTGATCCGGAACTCCCCAAGAGAAACTGCAATTTGCTCTACTATGCACTCATGGGCGATACTCCTGAGGAAAGCAAGGCGGTGCATTATGCAGGAGATGTGTCTGATCGGTCTATCCCAGCCCAGAGCATCTTCAAGTTGGTTCCTCCGGATGCAGTTCTTTGTTGGATCTACAAGGTGCGAGAAGACGGATCGTATGAGAGGATCTATTTTCCACCCTCGTCACTGACTGCCTTGGGCGTTCAGTGAGACACTGATTCAGGAGAGTGTAATGCCATCAAAGTCGGAGAAGCAACACCGGCTCATGGAAGCGGCTGCTCACAATAAGGAATTTGCTGACAAAGTCGGCATTGACCAAAAGACCGCTCGTGAGTTCCTTGAAGCTGATAAGCGCCGGGATGAAGAACTGTCCCACAAGCACAGCAAAAAGAAATCCAAGAAGAAGTAACCTATCCTACCTAATGCATTCCTGCATTAGGTAGGATATATGCTGTGCTCAAAGAAATCTCAAACCTACATTACTTATTTGAGTTGTGTTAAGCGCATAACTCATTCTTGTTGAAGCCATGCAATCGAGCATGTAACTTCGCGTCATTAACAGTCTAGGTTATTAGGACCAGACAGAGAGGTAGTAAAATGAAAGAAGAACTTTTGAGGACCACGTCCAAGGGCCTGGAAGGCACGTATGAAAATTGTGAGGATCATGCCCAGTGCTTGATTCCCATGATTGACGAACTCGTTGAGGTCGTCCGTACACGTGCTCAGTTCATGCTTTGGCGACAGGGTAATAATGTCCACATCCTGAAGTCCAAGAACGGCAACCAGTACGTCCTGCGTGGCTTCACGGCGGGTTCTCCCAAGGAATACGTTGGGATCAGCCTGGCCTTGCGTATCAAGCGCGGTGATGAACGTCTCCTCATGACCGCTCGTCACGATCATCACAAGAGTCTCTTTCGCATGGCTCGTTTCCTGATTCAGACGAGTCTCTGCGAGAGTCTCGATGTGTCCAGTCAAACCGGTCACTGCACAAGTTCTCCCGACGAAGATTGACAAGCTTTGCAGTAAAAAATAACTGCTACCCAGTATCCCATGCAGAGTAGCAGTACCCATTTTCACACACATACCTACATGTAACGAAAGGAAACTCAGCCATGGCTGAAAAAGAAACCAAACCCCTCGACGCCGAAATCATCAAGAACGCCGAAACAATCCAGACTGCTCTGGCCAAGCTCGAAATCCCCGCCGGTGCCACGACCGCTGAGCTGAAGCTCGACGCCAAGCCGTTCTATGAATTCGTCGCACCCTTCGGCATCACCGAAGAGTCCGAAGCTGCCCGCCGCGATGCCTTCTCCAAGTTCTACGCCGCTGCCGGCTACGCCACCGGCCTTGTTGGCAACAACGCCTTCGTCGCCAACAAGGACCTCAAGCAAGTCGACACGACCATCTCGGTCGGCGGTCGTGACCACGTCGAATTCGGCTATCGCCGCAGCGCCATGGTTCCGAACGGCAATGAACAAGTCGAACGCTTCGGTGTGCTGACCGGCAAGGTCGTCATCTCGGGCACCAGCTCGAAGGCCGCGAACATCGTCGCCGTCAAGACCGCCCTGTCGACCGCCGCGCGCGAACGCTTCGGCAAGTAATACCTCGTCTCCGGCTAGAAACACCAGCTCCCTCGACTTCGGTCAGGGAGCTGGTGCTATAGTTTGAGATACTCTTTTTTTTTCTGGACACTACCATGGATAAACTAGTTAGGGACGTTTTTGATGACGTCTGTTCTGATTTGGATATCAATCAGAACTTTCTGAAGCGCCTGAACGCTTATCAGGTAGGCTTCGTAAGTAAGAATGAAGAACACGCATCATTCTTCGGCGGGCATGTGCTGGGAGTACAGCGCGTGCGCTTCACTCCCACTGACAACAATCGTTGGTTCGATGAGATCCTTCAGGCAGATGAGGTTGAGCTCAAAGAACGTATTGATGAAGTGCCGGGTATCAATCCCGAGTACAACGTCTCCAGCGATGCATTCAACCTCTCGTGTTTTTGGTTGGCACACGCCATCTGGAATTCACACAAGCTCTCTGACAAGCAAAAAGACGCCGGCATGATTGATGTGATGCTCGTGCTCAACTACCGGTACATCACCAGTCGTATTGTTAGGCACTTCATCTATCCTGCTGAAGAGAGTGTGGCTGAGGCTACCTATGTATCCTTGTCCAACAAGTTCGCCATCAAACAGTATGGCACTTGGTATAACGTGCTCTACAACCGTGCTTGTGACATCACCAGTCGGGAAGGTAAGAAGTTCTCCGTCATTTCCAAGATGAATGATGACAAGGAACTCGTGGGTGTGGTCAATGATTCCCAGGGTCGTATCCGTGACATGGTCAAGAACATCTATACGGTATTCCGAGATGTTCACAGAAGCGGCGTGAAGATCACATCTTCGTCTGACTTAGTGGAGTTCGATGGCAGCTCTGTGCTCAAGGATCGTGTCAAGGGCCTGGCCAACTACAAGCAGTACATCTTCTCTGTTCTGGGGGATCAGGCTTCTTTTGTCAAGGATGAGTTGGTAGCAACGATCGAGAACATCGTTCATACCATGCCTCCTAAGCTCTTCAGAGAGACTTTGATCTGGGTGAGTGAGGAGTACTCCAAGCAGAAGAACTCGCAGCTTGTGACTGCATTTGTCGACGAGACGCTCACGCACAGTTTTGCATATCTGTCTGACCATGTGTCTCTGGTTCGCAACTCTGTCAAGCTCCCTGGATTGCTCTCTCAGATCAAGGGCGTCTACACATCTTCCCGTTCCACAGAAGAAGTGTTGTTTGCTATTCGTAGTCAGGCTGAGACGATTGTTACCATGGCCACGGGTAACAAGAACAAGAACACTATCGCGTCTGTGCGTACGGGTCTGATGCTCTATGTGGTGGCTCGCACATATACCAAGAGCCATTACGGGTAAGCTGTGATGTGGTTTTGATCAGTCACATATTACAATTATGAGACGAGTCAAAAATTTGCTGTATAGTATGAGAGAAATCATTCAAGAGAGATTCCCCACCTACCTCTCCAGATACGGATCTGACTGCTTGAAAGAATTGACCTCGACAAAATTGGAAGAACCGAGAGATTATCTTTGATGATCTCCACATTCAACCGTCGTCTTTTGTTGGCACTCCTCCACAGGTAGAAATGCCTGTGGAGGTTATGCCGGTATATAGGAAAATGCATCATGAGTGTGCGATTCAGGTTTCCAGAACTGTGGATCAAAAGCCGTATCGACAGAGCCAGATTTGCCAGCTCTTTGATGGCATTTCTCTCAACCAAAAAACTTTACTCAGCAGTCACATCCATTGAGGTGCACAAAACCTACCTCAAGGCAAGATTGAATGACAAGACTGAAGTCACGCTCAGGGTTAATGCGTCGCCACTGACCCGAGAGCCGGACAAGATGATTGTCTACAATCCGTTCTTTGACAAGCGCAGCGAGATTACCGTACCCAAAGAGGAGACGGTCTCGATTAGCGAGCATTTCAGAATTTTGCAGTGAAACCCCTTCGGTCAACTAGTATGTCTCAACGTGAACAAGGAGGATAGAGACACCAGACCTAACGAATGTGGAGATCATCATGATCATCGATTTGAACGAGGATACAATCCGCGCTCTCAATGCGGCAGTGGTACGTAATGCTTACAAAGTTGATAAGTTCAAAAGGGACTACGCTGAAATCAAGCGCAGGCTCTTTTCCCTGCCGGATAAAGCAAGATCTGATGCTGATCTTGATGTGCTTCTTGCCAGCAAGCAAATGATCGCTCTCCTGGATCATCTCTTCTTCATGGGAGATGAATACAGGAACATCATCAGTACTCCCGAGTCTGTTCTCACCGAAGTGGACGACGATGACTTCTATACCGTCTACTGGAAGAACGGTACTCGCAAGGTGGTACATGGTCCTAGCGTGGAGATTGCCTATACCAGGGCAGGCTACACCGCCAAGGATGCCATGAGTATTGAATGGGTAGATAAGGGCGTGACGAACACTCATGCCTTTGACGTTAAGAAGCGTGCTTGGGTAGTCAAGAAGTAACCCAGTTCAATTATGCGTAGCATACCAGAGAGGGGAATCCCCTCTCTGGTATGTCTATTTTTTTTTGCTCTTATTCACCAGAAGCAATGTTTCGAGCATAGGTGTAAGCACTGAGCAAACTGATCTCCTGGCCATTGATTACGTCATATTGAATACAACTGAAATCAATCGTCGTTCGCAACTTGAGTTCATCAATGTAAAATCTGATGGAGCCAGCAGGAGATGAGCCTTTCTTTCTACTCACAGTGAAATGAATGGGTGCAGCGCCATCAATAGCTTGTGTCGAGGGCTCCACACTTATTCCATCACCCATTACTTCAGTGCGAACTGTGTAGCTCTTTGCTTTGTAACCAGGAAATGAAACCACTACATCTTGAACAGTGTCTTGCAAGAGATTAAAGGTCCCTGGCTGCGCTGTAAACTGTCCGAGGTAGGCGTACGCCTCCATCTCTCGGATAATCGTTTTAACGAGCAATTTGAAGCCTTTGGGAACGTTTATGTTCTCCTTCTTTCTCTCATCGAATGCATAGACCATGAGAGTTTCGGAATCTTCATCGATTATGTGCCGAAGATTGGCAGGTGCTACTTGATAGCGCACCTCCGTTCTCCTCTCAGATCGATTCCGAAAACCCAGGGTAACAATCGAATCATTCTGTTGAGGCTCAAATACACAGAACGTCTGGTCAAGAGGCAGTTTGTGAATCTTAACCCTCAAGCCTGCCATTGCATCACTCCTTTCATCTATCTTTGCAGACGTCGCCTGAACTTGGAATTCTTGCGGGCTTCTCTGGTCTGTCTCAAGATATCGTCGATTGAATAGACATCGTCATTCCTCAGGACAATACGCCTGTCAAGAAGCATGAGTTCGTGTTCCAGTTTCATGACAATCACTTCGTCGCTCGTATTGATTAGTTCGTCGTATATTTCTTCAATGCGCCGACGAATGTGAATCTGTTCCATAGCTTTGTTTCTCTCACCATAATCCATATCCTGGGTGATGACCAAAGAGCTATAGAAGATACGAGAGTCAATGTCGTAATACGCCATGCCACGGGCCGATGTCATGAACCAGTGGGTGAGTAGCCACCCGATGATCATATCGTCGTGAGCGCCATCCTCGTGGTCAACACGGCCATTCTTCATGGTGAGGGTATTGACCTGACCAATCAGCACACGATCCTTGACCAACGCACCACAACGGTTAGTAGCCATACGCAGGCACTTACCATAGAGCTCACTGCGTGCATTGATACCAGAACTACTGGTGGCGAAACCAAACTCCTTCTTGTACCTGACATAGACGTTAACATCACGCCTATTCATGGGGCGACTGATCTCGAGGAACTGCTCATGCCTCTCTTCAGACTCATGCACGAGACGGTTATAGATCCTCTTGAAAGGATCAATCCCCTTCTCAGGCAAGAAGAGCAGCAGATAGTCGATGATGGTGATGGCACTTGAGCGACGCTCAGGGATCATGAAGAGCCGTGGGTAAGTCTCCAACAGATGCACAAACCACTGAGCCACCTTGATGAGGTTCGTCTCATTGATCGTAGCACCTCCCAAAGTACCGCCTGTAGAAGCATCTGTAAAGACCAGTCCGATATCATCCCCGCCTCCAGCATCGGAGGTGTCAATGCCTACCAACACTGTGCCTTCATTGAGCTTACGCATGACTTCATGCTCTTCTTTGTACCATCTCACAACGTACGGGTACTTGTCGAAGAACTGAGTGAAGACTACTTCCTCAATACTCTTATTAATGCGATCGAGGACTTCTTGAGAAAGCGGATGCGATTCATTACCTGACGTCCACCTATTAAGGTAGTCGCGCTCAGCATCCTCACCTTCAGACAATGCTTCACGAATGCGCTGGCGCAGCCAGTCGTCACTCTTACCGAGCATGCGGTGGTTGAATACAGCAGCTATTCGGTAGTCTCCACGCTTGGTCATGGCGCAGATAGTTTCTCTGAGCTTTTCGATGTTCTCAATGTCAAAGAACTTTTCAGTCCAGACTGCCGATTCCATCAACAGCTTGTAGAAATACCTGCCATCAGGGTCATCTCGCTTACCGGCCGTGGTTGTGAAGATCACGCCATGTGGAGCATCGAGTTCCCGTGCCCGTTCCATAGCTGCACCTGTAGATGCCAGAGCAGCAGGAAGTGCTGTTTCCAGGTTTACTTGGAATGGGCCTTCGTCGATCAAGAAGATGGGGGATGTGAGACCACGACCCATGTTCAGTGCGCGTTTCTTGGATGCTTGAGGAACGTGAGTACTGAATGTGTTGCCGAGCTGATCAACAGTGATTTCTTCACCATTGTTCGCATCTGCCTTTGTCATCGTAATGAGATAACTAGGCAACTCAGCAATGATGTCCTTGATACGCTGGATGTTCTTACGTCTGAGGTTGTCATCCTTCGTCATCAAGTTGATGTGAGTCTTCACACCCATGATGTTCAAAAGGACAGCCATCAATCCATCAGCACCAAAGCTCTTCCCCGTCTGACGAGGCTGGATAAGAATGATCTGTGCGTGGACAAAGAAACTCCACCAGAGCGCAATGATGCCTCGGTTAGCCACAACAGGAACGCCGTCTGCTCCCGACAAAGGAGCAGCGCGTAAAAGTTCTCTCAAGCAGTACCACGGATTTTCTTTTGCTTCCAGAGCGATCATCGCCATCTGTTCAGCAGTCAGATCTGGATCGAATGGGTCGACACCCTGAAGGTTTGGGTTGTGAAGCGCTAGGATAAATGCGTGATTCTTAATTCCCATCAATCGATACACAGATGCCAGCCTGACAAAGGACTGGTTCTTTGTTTGTGTATCAGCAATTGCGAAGGAGTGCTTAGTCCAGTCAGAACCGAACAGGATCGCCATGATAATCTTCCCTTGATCAGAGCCTCTTCACCATATCGTAATAGGTGACTTTCTCGAGCTCTTTAAAACCTGAATGTTCATAGAGACGAAGCGCAGTCTTGTTATCAGCATACACGGACAGTATCACTACCATGATGCCTTTAGATGCACCCCATTTTTCAGCAACTGTCATCAAGGCAGTTGCAAACCCTTTTCCATTGAATTCTTTCAGCACCAGCAGCTTACTGATGTAAACAGACATGCCTGTGACTGGATCGTTCTGTATCTGAGCACAGACAGCACCGACAATGCTGCCTTTATGCTCCAGAACAATGTAGATCGCATCTTCAGCTGTGAAGCTTTCGATGTTGCGAATCTCATTCTCAATTGTGACATAGGAAGCAGACTTGAACTCCTTGGCTCCTTTATTCCGGAACTCAGCAAGGTGATTAGCCATGTCTCTTGTAGCATGTGTGAGAGTGAACCCTTCAGGCAGAGTTTTGCTTTGTGTTCTGAGGATCACTTCAAGACTGAATTTCTCAACTTTGAGCAGTGTGGTAAAGTTCTTCATTTTGTTATATCCTTAATGCGGATAATACAGCATCCATCCAATCAAAGGATTGGATGGATGCTTTGACGCAAGTAGATCAGTTCTGAATAGCCGGCACGCCAGCGATAGCCAGGTGCAAGTCATTCGTGCTCGTACGTTTGAAGAACTCGATGAAGACAGAAGCCCCGTTATAGAGATCCACACCAGCATCAATGACGGAGTTCCAGTTATCGATGGAGTACTCGATTCTGTTGCTACCAATGATGACGGCGAAGAAGTTCGGAGTCGGTGCCACTGCTTCAGTTTGCAGGTTGATCTGAGGACGAGCATATGTATAAAGACGAGTCAACCACTCATCCTTACTACTCATCCCCATGGACAGATCCAGTTTCTTCAGGTTCTCATTGATGAACTTGAAGGTCATGGCGTTGTTCTCACCGAACACAGGCTTCTGATTCGGATCGAACGTCACTGTCCACTTGGTGCCAGACTCGGTTGGCGGTTTGAACAGAGCAATACCGACGGTCTGCACGTGCTTGTAAGCCGTGTAGCTATTGTCGACATCGCGCAGATTCAAAGAGACCACGAGGTTTTGCATCGAACCGTAGGCAGTGGGGATGAACGGGTTGCTGGTATCTTCCACTCGCACAAACGGAGTGACACGCTGAGCCTTCGAGCGTTCCATGTTGAAGAGGAACCACTCGAGCCTGTAAGCATTCGTCGTAGCATCCCAATACGGGAAGCCGTAGAGCTTGCAGGTATAGGCACCATTCCACTTGACCACCTGAGCCTTGAAGACACGCGTGATGAACTTATCATCCGTTACACGGTTAGCCTCATAGCACACCTCGTCGGACGAGAGACTGTACTTGAGCGTGACTTCAAACTGTTCGCCTGCCTGAGTCGATACAAAGGTATCGAAACCAAAGGCTTCGAACTTCGTACCGTCCACAGGAATCTCTGCTGTGGTGCCGTCACTGTATGCGACTACGCCAATGAGGTTCATACTCACCAGAGGCACATTGAGCGGATAGTTGATCAGGTCATCATCAGACGTACTCATGAAGGGGCTCTTCATGGAGATACCGGTGATGTACTTGACAGAACGATCCGTGGTCGAGATGAATGCCGTGTTCTTGACCAGCATCTCCTGCATTCGAACCACGTGACCAGCATCCGAGTAGGCCACCACGTAGACGATCTCATTGTCCGACAGATCAGCCTTGGTGGAGCAGGTAGGCACAGCCTTGATCGAGATGTTGCCTGTCTCTTTTACCACCTCCAGAGGAACAGTCGTGCTGATGAGCGTGTTCGATGCATCGTAGACTGCACTGATCACATTCACTTCAGACAGGTCAGTGCCCCGGAAGATCTTGACGAACTTGGCATCGGTGCCCGGAACCGTATAACGACGATCCACAGACAAGTTGTAGGGGATGGTGCTCTTATCGCAGAATACACGATAGGTACCACGCCCTGTCCCCATCGACACACCCAGGATCAGATCGATCTCATCTTCTTCACCCGTGAAGAGTGAGAGGTTGAGCTGTTCCAGAATGGAAACGAAAGTGGTGGCATTGATCGACTTGACTTTGTATGCGATCATGTTGTCAGTATCGAATACCCAGTCATTGACTTTGGGCACATACCGCTTACTGCCTTGTTTACCCATGTAGATCTCTTTCAGAGCCCACTGGGTCCATCGGCCATTGGGATTGTAGAGAGGAACAATACCATCCTCTCCACTAACTCCTGGCACTGGAATGAATTCAGCCATTTCTCATGTCCTGTTCAATTACGGAAGTGAGTCTGGGTATTGCTACCCAGACTCGTTTGTCTTCAATTACGCCGCGCTGGAGACTGTGACGAAATCAGAGAGAATGACGCGATCCTTCAGATACACCCTGATAGCGTTTGCCACAATGGTATATTGATAGATGTCCAGATCGATTACCGTCTCGAGGTTATGAGGGTGCACATAGACAAAGTTCGAGTCCTGGGCATTCTCATCGCTCACTGGATCAAAATCCAGCAAGTACAAGTACGGAGCACAGATCTGTGCCAGCAAATCGTCGGTGTAGCGCTGACGAATAGTGGCTTTGGCAATCTCTTCACTCTTCAGATCATAGATCAGGCGACAGCAGAACGGACTGAAAACAAAGTACCGTTCCGTAATGGGAGAAGGATTCTCCGGTTTGACTTCAGGCAGCTTCTTCGTGAGGTACGCACTCACTGATGCATTGGTCTCATCAGCAGTCTTCTTGAGCGCATAAGTATCCGAGACTGTCAGTCCTCGGGTAGGCACCACGACATCCCGGATGAAGTACGGCTTACCCTCGAGCGCAGAACCCACAGACACATTCGAACTGTTCTCGAAGTACTGGAGTTCATTCTTGGCGTAGAAGCAACCATTGACTACCACGTGCTGCACTTGGTCATCTCTCAAGTCAAACCTATTGTTCCTCGACAGCAGACCATACTGAACGAATCCAGTGTCATCATCGACGGTGTGTGAGAAGTCCGGATTACAGAACCCCTTACAACGAACATCGAAATGCTGTTTGGTATTGAGAGGATCAATCAAGAATGCCTTGTTGGTCACGACTACCTTCGGGAATACCAAGAAGTAATCGAGGTTCTCAGCGAGTTGCTTGCCGTTCATCCAGATCTCGAGCTCTCCGGATGGCACCTGCATATCAACACTGGTGTCTACTCCATTGATACTCTTGACCTGCTGGAGGTTGAACTCGATCGGGCCATTGAAAGCCAGCCTGTCGAATGAGTAGAAGAGTACATTCATGTCGCTACGAACCATCGGCACGAATTTGCTCTTATCCACACCCCAAACAGAGGTTCCATTGACGATGGTGTATTGAGCACCACCCGTCACATCCGTCCACTTACCCGTCGAGATTTCTTGCAGGTAATAACGATAGGACAGAGTGGAATCCGCAGTGAAGCTATCGTCGTAGATCTCATGGAAACCCTTGGACAACGTACCTGCCAACAGCTCTACCAAGAAAGCTGAGCTATTTGTACAGATGTAGACATTATTGAGCAGATGCTGGTAGGCACCGATCAAGGCACCGTTAGAATCATACTCAAAGCCTACAGCTCGTTGTTGCAGTGCGTAAGGCACATCCGCGACTTGCTGAGAGCTCTTGGTGTAGACAGCCTGAGGTGTTTCTCCAAGCATCTTCGAGATGGCGTTGTAGCCAAACATCGATTCCACTAGAGACACCGTCAGCTCTTGGGTAGTGCTTCCCATGACTGCCGGATAGCCAGCCTGCTCCAGATTGGGGGCTTGCCACACACTGACGTCAGAGTCTATTCCTACCAGACTCCGAACAATGTCACTATCCCTCAACTTGTAGAGCTCGTGGATCTTGCTCGCTTCATATACCAGAGACCGATCATATCCGGACTTCCTGATGTAGATACGTGCAGTCATGTCCAGGATGTTCGAGTTCGAATCGATCACCTTACCCAGAGTGAGCACATTGTTCACCAGCAGTGAGTAGTCTCGATGTGTCGCCATCCGGACAGCATCAGGACGATTCAGGTGGTAGTAGACTCCCTTGAATCTACCGGCAGCATCTGCTTGATAGATGTAGTGAGAGTTGTCATCGAAGTACCGAATGACTTTCTCTTCACCCGCAATGATCGGAGGATGGAAGAGGTACTTGCGCTCCTTATCCATCTCACTCACGAATGTTTGCAGCTCAGAGATAGGTACATCAACCACATGATCAATAGAACTATCATAGATCAGCTCTACCACGTCGCCTACCTTAGCAGTGAAGGGATCGATACCTGATGTCAGATATCCGTTCACATAGGTGAGCACTGCTCCTTCCATGGCTCTGTACTTAGCCGCCATGTGCTGCATCGCCAGTAACTCATCCATCGTCGTGGGTGTATCCCCAGCCACATAGATGATGTCATTGGTCGCACTTCCACGAACCGAATTAAAATACGCATTCGAGTAGAAGTGGATAAACAAATCCTCCTTACCAAACCGCGCCGGCACCAATTGAAGATGTGGCACTGCAATGATCAGATCCCTGTCTTCGGTCTTTCTGTAATAGCACCGATGAAGAGGCATTCTGATACCGGATGAATTGTAGATCTCAACGATCAACTTCTCAGCATTACACGCATCGCTGAACAACACCCATTCTTCGGACTTGGGTAGCAAGTTCAGTGCTGAGAAGTAAATCTGTCCAATCTGAAAGACATGGAAGATTTCCGATGTGGGAAGATCAACATTTCTCCACATCACACGGACATAGTTCCTGGTGCCTTCCGCCGGTGAGATCCTCGCAGGTTTGAATATCACCTGCTTATCTTGATCAGGCGTGCACCAAACTTTGCGCACGGCCTGATCAACCAGGTAGTTCTCGGCCATTAGTGAGCCCCAAATGACATCACAAGAATATTGTGAAAGGCCTTCACAAACTGATCCACGTCAGCAGTCTTCTTGTGCTGGAGCAGTTTCTGAATGAAAGTGTTCTTGTAGCTGCGATCGGTACAGGCTGCACGCAGGTAAGCGAGCCAGGTAGGAGGATGCTCCAGCGCAACAGCCATGGCTTCCAGGCTGTTACCATACCAGCTATGTCCAATCACTTCATAGAGCACACCCTTGTTCAAACCGGTCAGACGCACGTTATTGAGTACGTCTTTGATACACTGGCAGAACTGATCCACATTGTCGATCTGATTCACATTCTGGAGAATCGAAACCACAACATCGGCTGCCACATTGATGGAACGAGCAATCCCACCAGCGAGCTTGTATTTCTCATGCTCTCCAATCACTCCTTCTTTGACAAAAAGGCAATGATAGAAGAACGCAGACAGAACAGCGAGCTTCATCTGTTCAGCCGGGTCGAGTGAGAAGCGGTTGCGCAGCGACTGACTGATCCAGTCAGCATACACTGCAATGGGTAGCTTCGAGATGGTGAGCAGATGTTGGGGTTCGTTATTGACCCAGTAATAGGTCAGCACCGCTTCTGAACCATGCAGCATGTATTCGCTCATGTTGGAGATGCGTTTGATCATCTCCCACGAACCATCTTTGGGTTGGCGAGTGTATGCGCGCAGATCGACAATGATGGAGACGTGATCCGTCCTGTCATTGTTTTTTTCGATAGCCGACAAAGGACGCTCGATAGGAAAACTGAAAGCCGGAACCATCATCACACTGTCTTCAGCGACAATAGCGAGAGGGCCATCAATCGAATACCTGATATCCAGTTCAGGAATCTCAAGACGTCCGACGTAGCTGCGAGCAATAATTTCTTCGATACCATGACGAATCTTCGTCAGAACATAGTCTTTGCATGCCGTCGTGTCATAGGCCGTACGAAAGATACTCATTTTTCTTGTTTCCTTACGGGAAGTTCGGGATAATAAATATGAGTTCAATATTAAAATACTTGATGCTGGGAGCTCTTGTATTGAATGCACTTTGAACTTCTCAGTCACATCGCTCAAAAACAGCAAGCACTTCAAGGAACCGGGGTGGATCTTGTGTAAACCATAAGATTCTGCTCTATCAACACTTTATTTTCGCCTGGAGCATTCCATGTCAGCATTGATGAAAAATGCGGCGCCGATGACGATCCAGTTGGGCATGAAGGATGACAGCACCACCGCGGCGAGTGTCGCCGCGGAAGCTATCCCTTCCCACCTTGCAAAAGTCTTTCTTTTTGCGAAGCGAGGCCCCACTACGGATCAGCTGGTCAGCGGCAATTCTCGCACCACGATGTATGGCAGTGATTCTTTCGATCTCCGGAAGAAGTACGCCACACACCAAACCGTTCTCTCGAACAAGCTCAATGATCAGGCCAACCCCCAGATCATTCGTCGCCTGAAGCCGCAGGATGCCGGTCCTCGTCCGAGCATCCGCATCTACCTGGATCTGCTCAAGACCAACCTCACCGAATACCGGCGCGGTTCCGACGGCAAGTACATGCTCGACACCGATGGCAATCGGATCAAGACCGGCGGCACCATCCCCGGCTATCGCGGCAAGTGGATTGCCAAGGCCATCCCGGTCGAAGGTGGCGTTGAAGAGGTGGTTTACTCTTCGACCTATGACTGGGCGACGTCGGAAGACGGTGATGCCTATGTCAAGCGCGCTTTCGATGGCAACACCATGATAGTGGTGACGTCACGCAATCTGGAAATCGGTCTGGGTGTGCAGCAAGAAGGCACGATGATTGACACAGCTGCCAATGGCGCTGCTGGTGCTCAATCCATCATGTACCCGATGTTCGACATCGCAGTTCCGTTCTTCGGTCAAGATGGTAACAATGTTGGTCTGCGTATGTATGCGCCGACCGATGATTCCCAGATGCCGATCAACAAGAACCTGCTGACCAAGGACAAGATCTATCCGCTGGTGGCACAACTCCTGTACAAGGACGATATCAACCAGACCTCGACGATCACTTCGACCATTGCTGGCGATCAGTATGTCGATGTGGCTCTGAAGCCCGGTGCTATGGACTCCACCTATGAAGCTGAACGCTACATTGGCGACATCCTGCTCCCGGCCTACCAGTCGCTCGATGACATCACCACGACTCCGGTCTACGGTCCGTTCGGCCAGATCCACGTCTATGAGGACAACCTCGCTGAAGTGATCAATCTGCTTTATGCAGAAGAAGTCAAGCATGTTGGCGATGATTACACCGACTTCGATGAAACCGCTGATGAAGAATGGCGTTTCAACATCCTGTCGGCCGTCACTTCTGCCAACCAGCCGTACCACGCATTCGAACTGAATTACTCGGATGTTGACGCGTTCCGGTTCAGTGAGTCGGCCACCATCTATGCCCAAGGCGGCTCGGATGGCACGATGGACGATGCAATGCTCAACAAGCTGGTCACGAGCCATATCGCGGTCTATGCTGATGAGCTCTCCGAGTTCACGGACTCGGCTCTGCACCCGGAATGCATCATCTACGACACGGGCTTCCAGCTCGATACGAAGAAGGCTCTGGCTCAGTTCATCTCGGTTCGCAAGAACACGTTCATCTTCCTGGCGACTCATGCTGTTGGTGAGAAGCTCTCAGAAGCGAATGAGTACTCGCGATCTGTGGCTCTCAATGCCTATCTGAAGAACTATCCGGAATCGGTCTACTGGGGTACGAAGGCCGTTCGTGGCCTGATCATGGGCCGCTCTGGCAACCTGCTGAGCAGCAACTGGCGTGGTCGTCTGCCTGTTGCCGTCGAGATCGCCTCCAAGGCTGCGGAATGCATGGGTGCTGCTGATGGCATCTGGAAGGAAGCGAGTTTCTTCGATCGCTATCCGAACTCCATGATCACGATGTTCAAGAACTTGAACGTTGAGTTCATCGGTGCTGCTACCCGCAACCGCGACTGGGAAATCGGCATGAACTGGGTGGGTGCTTTCGATCGCCGGCAGTTCTTCATCCCGGCTCTGAAGACCATCTACGGTGGCGACAGCCTCTCGGATACGTCGGTGCTCAACAGCTTCCTCACAGTCATGCTGTGCTGCGAGCTGAACAAGATCGGCGAACGCATCTGGCGTGAGTTCTCTGGCTCCACTACCCTGACCGATGACCAGTTCATCGATGCTGTCAATGCCCGCTACAAGGAACTGATCAAGGACCGCTTCACGAACGTCTACACGATCATTCCGAATGCGTACATCAGCACCGATCAGAAGTCGAAGGGATATGTTTGGACCCTGCAGGTCAAGCTGGGTGCGCCGAACATGAAGACTGTGGAAGAGCTGTATCTGGATGTGTACCGCAAGGACACACTCGATGCCGCTTCTTCGACGACGGCCTAATCCACCGACTTCGTCATCTCTCCTAGGGGAGGGGTAGAGATATTCCTCCCCTAATGACTTCTGACATTAAAGGAAAAGCACATGTCACGTCAAACTGACACGTTGCTGGGTGCTAGCAACGCATATGCGCAGGGCGCACAGAACACCATGCTCAACCTGGGAACAGGTGGTCAGCTGGGTTATGTGAGTGACCTGTCGCAACTGCTCAGCGCTCAGCTTCACATCCGCAGCAACCTCATCGCTGTTGTGATCGAAGGCCCGAAGGGCTTCTCGTATCTGCCCAATAGCTCGTACTACTACGCCGCTCTTCGTGAACTCGTTGAACGGCAGGCTCTTACCATCGACGGCCTGGCTCAGGGTCTTGAAGTCCAGACTGTGGAAACTCCTATCGGCGCCGCTGGCGAAATGATGGAGCACCCGGTCAAGACTACTCGTGCCCGTTCCCAGGTCACGATGCGCTGGCCTGAACGCTATGGCAAGCCGGTCTTCCGTTTCCTGTCGAGTTACATCCGTAACTTGATCCTGGACCCGGATACCAACTTCGCAGCCATCGGCACTCTGTCCAACAAGCCCACCGACATGCTCATGGACATGTTCGGCTGCACTATCGCCTTCTTCGAACCTGATCCCACCCACACCAAGGTGGTTCAGTCGTGGCTCGGAACTGGCATGTGGCCGAAGGTTACCGGTGATGCAGTGGGTCGTCGTGAAATCACGGCTGCTTCCGAAGAAACGACCTACGACGTGCAATGGGCTGGTGTTTACCAGGTCGGCGTCGGTGTGGATCAGTTCTGCCAGAAGCTGCTCGACGCCATGAACATCGTCAATGCCAACCCGAACAACCGCGCCGCATTCATCGACGCGATCAGCTCGGACATCACCGCCGCATCCTCGTCTGGCTACTCGGCCGGTATCGACACGATGCGTAACAAGGCTGTTTCCGTTTAACGCAGCACCTCAGTTCCTTTCTGCCTCATGTGTGGCTTCCGGACCCTGCATTAAAGCTTATTCCCTTGAGCTTTTTTGTAGGGTCCATCTTTTTTATTATGCCGCACTTCTTTATTCAAAGGCAAGCAAATGCTTTATATTGCAAACTCATTTGATGTAGTCTTTCGTGGAATGCAGAGCAATCATGCCAAATTCGAAAGCACGGTACTGATCAACCCACTCGATGGTATTGGTGCATCCCGTGAAATGAAAGTGGTGGTGAAAGCTCGCAAAGATATCAAGAAGCTCTCCCGCATCACAGCGATTGATCTCTTTCCTTATGTGGATGAGAAGCTGGTCAAGAATGGTGCTATTTCATTCGGACGTAATGACACAGTGTTGGTTTATGACGAGGATGCATCCAGTGATGGGAAGTGGTATCTCTTTCACAGGAGTGTCTAATTCCTATGAGCCAACCATTCATAACGAGGTATTCGAATGACTCGTAATTTTCGTGGTCTGGTAGCAGCCGAAGAGGATAAGAGCGACGACATCAAGCTCGAAGGACCTCTCTCGAATGTTTACTTCCAGGCACTCAACTCGGTCTACAATAAGGATGATCCCAATCCTGACCACATCAACATCACTCTGAGCAATCACGCTGAAGGTAATGCTACCGATGTGCGGGCAGCTACCGAAACCCAGCAGGTTGATGCGACTATTGCCAATCGCGCTCTACAAGCACTGATCAGTAAGAAAGTGACCTATGCAGCCCCGCCTGCTGGCACCACTCTCTATGGTGCATCGGCCTGTGACATCAACGACGGCGATATCGTTGAGGTGGTCAAGAAGTCTGGTGAGAAGCACAACTTCGTGTTGGTGATTGACTACTCCGATCCCAATGAAGAAGATCCCACCAAGGAAATCGACATCAATGACCAGTCTGAACTCTCCGCTGTTCTGGAGAGCATGGCTGTTCGAATGAACATTCCCGTATTTCGGAATTTGCAATCGGCACTCGAATCCTTCTCGAAGAAGTAATACGGCATATCCATACAGTAGAGGCTCAATGCCTCTACTGTATGGATTTCTTTCCTTAACGGAATGTGCCGGTCTTGAACTTGATGAAACGAGTGAGCTTCTCGCGGTCGTTGAGGAAGAAGACCTTTGCCATGGTAGTGTCTCGATACTCCTCGTATTGCTGTTCAGCTTCTTCGTACTTGTCAACGATGTCTTTGAAAACACCGAGGGACTGACCACCTACCAGCTCATTCATGTCAATGCGCATCTTCAGTGTATTGTAGATGTACGACTGCACAGCGAGCAAGATCAGTTTGGACAGGTACTTGTAACTGCGAGGTTGTAGATTGGACAGGTTCTCATCATTGGCAAGCTGGCAGCGCAGGAAGATATTGGCTGGCAACAGAATGCTGTCTCTGACCATCACGGTATTTTCAGCAATAAGCTGGACGTTGGCTGTGGATGTGACCGGAATTGTCCCCATTGCATCAACCATCGCCTGAGCACCACGAAGCATCACTGAGTTGTTGCCACTAGCAGCAGCACCGTAACTCGTGGCGTATGTGGGATCATTGAATGTGATGTTGTTTACACTGATGATGGATCGGCCTTGTGTGAGAGACTTGGGGATGTAGTAGACCTGGGTATAGTCATTGACACGCTCAGTATCAACACCATAGAGCGGGACATAAGCTTCCACCCCACCGATCAGATTGGCGTCCACAAGAATCCTGGGGACGACTACTGTATCGTAGATTGCTTTATCCAAGCTGGTATTTTTTATCCACCAGTCACCTGTTATGCTCAGAAACGCTGCTTCCAGAATTTGTCTGGGAATCTTGAAACGAACGATGTCGTCAAGAGCTTTCGAGATAGGGTTCATAATCGCTACTCCAAATTTTTTCAGGCACTCATTACATTAACGAGCCTGTTTTAGTATCAGATGATTTCGCAATTCTTATCCGTATACAGGAGAACTTATGTCTATCATGTCTGATCGCTGGATTCGTAACCAGTGTATCACTCCCACTCACAAGGTGAAATCACCTACCGGCGGTATTGAGTACCTCGGTCACAAGATCTCTGATGTGGAAAAGCATCAGATCAGTGTCCAGGAGATGCTCTCAGCAGGTGGTGATGCCTCATTCTTCAATGAGGAAGTTGCTGTTCCTCCCACTGGCCAGCTCTCCGATGTCTCGATGACTGCTGCCGAGATGGGTATCGACGTCTATACGAAGCTCACCGAAGAAGAGCTCGCAAACTGGAAGCCGATGATCGAGCCGTTTGTGCCGGGCCAAGTTCGTGAAGAGAATGGGAAGAAGATCCTCTCTTACGGCACTTCATCATTCGGCTATGATGTCCGCCTCCAGCCCAAGTTCAAGATCTTCACCAACATCAACAACTCCCTGATTGACCCGCTCAACGTCAGTGATGATTGTTACGTGGATTTCGAGGGTGATTCAGTCATCATTCCTCCGAACTCCTACGCACTGGCCCCTACGGTGGAGTACTTTCGCATCCCCAACGACGTCATGGTGGTATGTGTCGGTAAGAGCACCATGGCAAGGCTTGCTGGATTGGTGAATGTCACTCCTATCGAACCGGGCTTCGAAGGCCAGGTGATGATCGAGATTGCCAATGGCAGCCCACTGCCTCTGAAGGTCTATGCCAACCAAGGCATCGCTCAGTTCATGTTCTTCAAGGGCAATGAGCCATCTGAAAACCCGTACGACAAGTCTCGCAAGTACTTCGGTCAGACCGGCATCACTACGGCGAGGTTGTGATGGAAGGATACACGCTGGTCATCTTTATCGTCGGTGTAGCTGTGACTGTCTCGATCCATTTCTGGAGCCTGTATAAGGAACAGGACAAAAGAATTTTGGCTCTTGGAAAAGCCATCGTAAAACACGGTGATAATCAAATTCGGAGCAATGGTCAAAAAGAAGCATTGCTTCAGGATTTTAGTCGAGGAGTTCGTATATTGGAGGAAAAGTTTACTGTGCTCGCCGAGATGAACTCCGGTATAGCTACCAACAGCAAAGCGCTCTCCACCTATGTGAGCAAGCTTGCTAAGGGAACTCGCAATGGCTTGATCAACGCTGAGCGCCGACATGCGATTTTGAGCACCCGGATCAGACGTGTTGAGCGGCGCAGGTACTCACTGAGAAAAGCATCGCACCTCGACAAGCATCTGTACTAAACACTTTTTGTCATCTGAGTCCGGGCAATAAAAATACTACGGACTCATTTCTTTTGAATTACTCCCAACTAAGTTTCGAAAGGAAACACGATGGAACAGCAAGAAACCAGCACGATCACCCTCCCCGAAAAAGGCCGCGTCATGATCTACGCCTGCGGTGGCGCTGGTGTTTCGATCGGTCAGAACTGCCTCATGAAGTACGTCGGCCAGGCCGCTGATGCCTTCGCCAATGTGTCGATGAGCTTCATCGACACGAGCTACTCGAACTTCAAGTCCGATACTCCGCGCTCGTCCTGCTACGTCATCGAAGGCGTTGACGGTTCCGGTGGTCTGCGTGCGGCCAATGCTCCGGAAATCCAGCGCCGCACCAAGGACATCCTGCAACGCCTGCGTCCGCTCGACTTCAACATCGTGCTCTCCAGCGGTGGTGGCGGTTCGGGTTCGGTCATCGCTCCGGCCCTCACGGAAGAACTCCTGAAGCGCAAGCTCCCCACTGTTGTTCTGCTTGTCGGCGGCACCGATACCTATCAGCGCGCCGAAAACACGCTCAAGACGCTCAAGAGCTACGAAATGGTCGCCCGCAACAACGACATGCCGGTCTGCCTGTACTACCAGGAAAACTCGGAAGTAACCCCGATCAAGATCGTGAACCAGAACATCACCACGGTCATCTCCTTCCTGGCCGCTGTGTTCTCTCGTCGCAATCGTCGTCTGGACCTGGCCGACATCACTAACTGGCTGAACTTTCCGACGGTGACCTCGCACGGCCCTCAGCTCGCTGCGCTGGACTTCCATACCAACGAGATCAATGAAGGCGTCAGCGACATCATCAGCGTTCTCACGATCGCTGAAGACGAGTCTTTCGAAGCCCTGCCGTTCAAGTGCGAAAGCCACTACATCGGCTACATCGAAAAGGCTCCGGTCACGATGTCGGCTACGCTGCCGCTGCACTGCGTCATCCGCACCAACAGCTTCAAGCAGATCGCCGGCCGGCTCAACAGCATGGTCGAAGAACTGCGTGAAACCCGCGATGCGCGTGTCACGTCGGCATTCGGCATCATTGCCGGTGACGACATCGAGAGCTCCGGCGGCAGTTCCCTGGTGCTGTAAGAAGCACAAGTAAGCGAAGTATTTTCTGACGCTATCACGCTATCCTGTAGAAGGATAGCGTGATATGCGCTGGGAGCTTATATGAGTGAGAAAGTACAACAATGTCTTTTGATCCAGAACATCGATCAATTGAATGTAATGCTGCTCCCCATCATTACGGATCTGTATAACGACCCGATGTGTGAACAGCTAGGCTTGCAAGTATCTATTCAGGACTTCATTTGGTGGTTGTGCTGCCGCCACATCGAGGACTGCATGTTGCTGCAAGTGCAAAATTTCAACTACAGGAGCAAGAACCACGAAGATCTCTATTACGAGCTCCTCAAGCGTTGTCCGAATCTGCATGTACTCTTCACACAATTCATCAGGTCACCGCAGATCTTCCAGGACAATGAAGTAAACGTATTTCTGAATGGGACTAACATCCACATCAGCTATTACGCGGCTCGGTCTACGCCGGCGTTTGAATCACAGGCACGATAAAAATGAGAAGACTCGTCATACCACTAGACCAATTCGCACATGGCCTGGAAAAAGATTTGGAGTTGTGCCTGAAGCCTTACCAGCGTGGTGTCTACCGGGTTGGTAAAGAATCGCCGATCCTCACGATGCCCGAAGACAATGAAGGGAAGGTCACTGCTTTCTCACTCATTCAAAATGGCAGCCGTTTGATCAAGCGGCCGGTGATGAGCTATAAGGACATCGCTGGCGAGGTAGTCGATTGCAAGGGAGGGACTTTGATTCCCAGGATCATCACGGCAAACCGTGAGCGATTCTTATCCCTCACGCCCACTATTCCCGCACATTCGAGAAGCATTCTTCTGGCGTCGGTATCCGGTTTCATTACCGGCATTTCCGAGTTCGACAATGTGAACTCTGACCAGTATTTGATCAGGGCATACCAGGAGTTCATTACTCAAGGTTACTTGGAGTACGTTGACTTCTACGACATCGTTAAGGAGCATGACTGTGAACTCATCAATCAGGTTCGCGAGTTTACAGGAACCAGAACCTGGACCGTTTTTGAGCCGAAGCGAAAGGGAGAGAACCTCTTTATCGAGGACCTTGGAGACTACCGCATCATCGAGTGGGAGATGCGAAACGGTGGGCAGGAGCACGAATCTAAAGGTGGGTCGCTCCATCATCTGCTTACGGGATGTAGCTGAGTGGTTTAAGCTCACTCTGGCAGAATACGGGGTATCTACCTTCAGACTCAATGTCTATGAGTACCTTGGGTATTTCGTCAAGGAGCTTCTTGACAGCACCGAAAGCGGACAGATTGAAAAGAGTTCGTGTCGGACCACATTGCTGAGACTGGGACTTGATATCTCAACCGTAGCATGGATTGAACATCGGATGTATCTGGAGCTTATTGAACGCCTTGATGGGGTCTTTGAGAAAATCGAAGATCTGAGAATTAAAGGCGCTCTCTATTCCTACAGCTACGATGTGGTTGGTAGGAACTATGATCTGGTGTTCAACATAACGGAGGATTGTGAGTGTACACAAGAGAAAAAGTGCGTGATCTGACCATTCCCGCATTTGTATTACCCACAGCTGAGTTGATAAGTGAGTTCTCCAATTACAAAGCTCTCTTTTTCTTCTATCGGCGCGGTATCACTGATTTGGTCGATGCATCAATCGACAGATGGTTGAAGATTTCCAAGGATTATCAGCCGGCCAACTATTACGAGTACGATGATCTGCTCCAGATAGCACTTCATGATCTAGATGCATACTCCTTTCGGTTCATGAAGGGTAGGACGATATCACCTAACTCGGTCGATGTGTTGGAGATAGCAATTGAAGACATCGATGCTGCTGTTGGAAAGATGCTGGCAAAGTCGATGCCTCCGTGTGAATATGTTGTCCGTCACAGAAAGTGGTGCGACGATGTTCTCACTCTGACACTGGTATTGCCATGATGAAATTTCCGGCATTCCTGACGCTGGATCTGGCTGATGCATTGAGGCCTTTGAGGGATCTTCAAATAGTGAGAGATCCTGTGCTCACTGAAGATGAGGTCGAGGAAATAATTATCAAGCTCATGAATGCTATGAGCGTTGAGGATGATGTCATGTATGCGTTTGCAGCATTCGCATACGACGTCGAGTTTCAGTACTTCGGTCCTCGGTATCAGACATCCAAAAGCCGAGACTACATACAGCAGAGGCTGCAGGACTGCGCTCAACTGGTCTTCAGGCAATTGAGGGAGTTGGGTTGCTACGTCGGCGGCATGTTCCCCTACAGATGCGTCAAAACGAAATACATGTCCAGCGTTACGCTCGAGCGTGAAGTTGACCAAGCATTTCGTTTTGCCATTTAATTCAAGAGGTGTAACCCACCTCTTTTTTTTATTTCGGAGTGTTAAATGTCGACATCGATCGTCATGTCTGTTCTGAATTCGTATTCGTTCGATCTCTATCCGGCATCGCTCTATGGCAATCAGCAAGCTGCCAAGCTCCTGGGCATCACTGATTACTCTTCGGCTCAAGCCGCGGGCTTTGATGTGGCTGCAAACCACGCCAAGGCATATCCGTACCTGCCGTCTGGTACGCCTGATGACCCGTCGCAGTACCGATACTTCACATTCCTGACCCAGTCTGGTTCCAAGGTCATCATCCCTGAACCCTGGATCAAGGATAGCACTATCGTTCAGGTTGAGTCTGTGACGATCGTGGCTACCATCCCCGGTATCACCAGTGACAAGCTCGGTGCTGTGCTGGCAGCACTTGTGCAAGCCGGCTTTACCACTGCATCAGTCGCGATCAAGGTGTAACAGATGACTGCAGCGAATCCATTTGTTCTGGAGGCAGACGCATATCGACGCGATTTGGATGTCGTCAAGCATTACGTCGATGATGCCGCCATGTACTTATCGGTCATGACTGGCAAAGACTACGGGCAGTGCGCAGCCTTTGTCAAGAAAACGGTAAGGCCTGGTGGCGCATTGGGTATGGTTGACCCAATAGTCAGATGCACGGATCGTCCCAACTTCGAAGATCGGTTTGAGGTTGAGATTCCTTTGACTCAGTATCTTCGCGATGCCATCAAGGATGCAGACATCGTTGCACCCACTCTGACGACGTATGTCAATCCTGGGAAGAAGCAATCTCTTCACGTTGACTTCATCGACAAGAATGTGAAGCGCCGGTCTCGTGCTAAGAAAGAGATGTTCGAAGCCGAGATGGACCAAGATGTAATCAAGGCCACATACAAGAAGAATGAGCAGACCTTTGCGAAGATCTTCAACAATGCACTGAGCGGTGCGTATGTGAGTAATTCGACTCCTGTCTATAACAAGACAGCTCACAGCACTCTGACGTCCACATGCCGGTGCACATCCGGGTATGGCAATGCGAACAATGAAAAGATGCTCTCAGGTAATCGCCATTACTGGTCTCCTGACATCGTTCGCAATAATGTCATCTCCATCATCAATCATACCGACTATGAGAAGTTCTCGGCAGTGATGAGTAAGTACGACCTGCATTACCCCAGCGTGGATGATGCGATGGCAGTTATCACCCGTGGCTCCAACCACTACTGGAGATTGCCTAAGGAAATCGAACGTATCCGCATTCTGATCTCCAAGTTGACCCCTCTTCAAAGAGCAGCTTTTGTCTATACCGGGGATCTTTATAGCCTGACGCTCTACAATGATGGTCTGATGCGTGGATTCATTACCAAGTTGTCCACACTGGTGGATGTTCAACACCCTGACCCCAATTCTATCTTCAAGAACATCAATGAAGACTACCGCATTTTGGCAGTTCAGATATGTGAGAGCTTGACCCGCGGTATCAAGTGGTCGAAGATGGAAAAGGAACATCCCGATGTTTATGCGATTGTTGCATCGACTATGGAAAACTCCTACAAGACTGTGTTGGAATATGGTGATCTGATCAGTGCGCTGCTAACCTCTAGCAACGTACCGGCATCGTTAGGATGGTTCCCTACCAGTGTGCGTTATGCAGCCGTGACATCTGACACTGACTCCACTATCTTCACAGTGCAGGATTGGGTGAAGTGGTATTTCGGTAAGATCTGTTTCGGTTCCAAGGCCAACGCTGTCGCAGCAACAATGATCTTCGTTGCATCTCAGGCGATTGTTCACTTGCTGGCAATGATGAGTTCGAACATTGGTGTGGAAAAGAAGCGCCTGCACCAGATCGCCATGAAGAACGAATTCAAGTTCGACGTCTTTGTGACGACACAGGTGGCCAAGCACTACTATGCTCTGATCAGTTGTCGGGAAGGTAACGTCTATACTGACTTCAAAGAAGAAATCAAGGGTGTTCACTTGAAGTCTTCCAATGCTCCTCCGGCAATCAATGCCAAGGCCAAGGAGCTGATGATCGGAACAATGAAGAAGATTATCAGCGGTGAGGATCTGTACCTGTCTCAGATTCTGACTGAGATTGCTGATGAAGAACGTGTGATTCTGAAATCTTTGAGAAGTGGTTCTCTGGAGTACTTCCGAGGAGCACAGATCAAAGGTCCTGACTCATACACACTTGATCCTGAACGTTCTCCCTACATGCATTACACCTTCTGGAATGAAGTGTTTGGTCCCAAGCATGGGGAAGCACCTCCTCCGCCTTATGCGGCAATTAAGGTCAATACAAGCATGGAGAACAAGACACAAGTCAATGCATGGCTCAACAGCATTGAAGATCAGGAACTCAAAGAGCGCATGGCTGCATGGTTGGAAAAACGCAATGGGCGGATGCTCAAGACGTTTTATCTACCCATGAACATTGTTGACTCCAAGGGTATCCCTGATGAAATCTTCCGGATCATCAATGTGAGGAAGATTGTGGCGGACTGCTCTAAGGTTTTTACTTTGATTCTTGAATCATTTGGAGTGTTCTCATCTCCAGCAGGAAAGCACATCAAACTGTACTCGGATTATTACTAATCCGCCTCTACTACCTCTAGGCTGGCGCCTAGAGGTAGTAGAGGATCAGTTTGCCGGATTAGCTCATGGTTAGCTTGGGAAGTGAACTGAATTCATTAATGAGCTTGTGGGTAACCTTCATCGAATCACGCAGGTCATCGATGAGCTTCTTCGCTGCATCCATATCCGTGGACTTGATGAATTCCTCGGGATGAAGAAGAGCAATCTTGCAAAGCTCATGGTACGTCTGAAGGAAAGAAGAAACTTCCTCCACATACACGTTGTAAGCATAGACGTAAACGCTAAGCTCCTTACTGATGTACTGGACAGCGATCATGGGTTCAGTCAGATTCAATCCCCTGACAGTGGGTCTGACAGTGTGCATGCCATCCTCGCTCTCATTCGTGACAAACTCTTCATATGCCTGTTGGTAGGTTTTGAGAGTACTCACGAGCTTGAGCAGGGGCTTCACGTGCTTTTCCATGGCGATGAAGGAAGACTGGATGTCAGCTATGCGGAACTGACGCAAGAACCTTGCGGGAGCCGATACAACGCCACCAGGACCCCTCAGAATGAAATTTCTGACGTCGTCCTGAGATGACACAGGACCACGCTTGAGATCTGCATTCATCTTGGAGTCTTTTATTAGCATGTCGATGTCAGCAAGAACTCCCTTGAGAGTTTGACCATCGTGCAGATTCAGAACCCTGGCTGTTTCTCTGTGTAGTTCCGCAACCTCTGCATCAAGGTTCTTGTATTCCCGCAGATCAGCATCTGCCTTTTTGAGGAACTTGATCCAGTAATCGAAATATGCAACGAGTTTCTGAACGTCGCCTGTTGCGGGCACGATACCGGTTTTCTGAGACTCCTTGAAATAGAGCGAATAGTAAATGTCTTTACCGAGAAGGATTTCTCCAATGACTGTACGACTGGCATGTGCGGCAGTGATACAGTTTGTCCTCTTCATGCTCGTGGGTGACCTGGAGGCAATGCTCAGAGCCAGAGTTTCAATGCGCTTGAGCACATCGCCCTGAACACCTTCATCAGCGGGATGATTGCTCAGCGGAGTAGCCATCTGACCCAGAGTCTGAAAGTCTTTGGCTTGAGGATCGATCTTCTCGACCACGCGCTCAATTGCTTGTTCAGGTTTGACGATGTGTCCGTCATCATCAACATTCTTGATATCGATAGTGTTGCCACCAGACCCGCTACCGCTTGAACTACCCGTCGTGAAGAACTTGTAGATCTTCATGATGGTGGCAATCACTGCCAGTACAGCAGTAGCAATCAAAGCAATGATGCCCTTACTGAGTTCCTCCAGGGCTGCTCTGTGCTTCTGAGCCGCAGGAGCCGAACTGAAAAACGTATCCATCGTCTTGCCATTTGGGCAAAAGGATTCCACAGCAGCCACACCATCCATCGTCACCGATCTCTCAGCCTCGAGTTTACCCAGCAGGCTATACATTGCTTCTGCACGAGCAACCATGGCTTCCAA